AGAGGAAGTTGCAAATATACTATTGAAGGATACTGGCATCAAGACTGCCATCATTCGCGAGTACCTACCTGTTATGAATAAACTCATTAACAAATATCTGACTGCTATGGATGCTTATATTCACTTCGAGTTGGACGAGGCATTCAATGAAGTAGTGAAGTCTAGATTCAGAGATGAGTTTACATATGCAAGTTTTTCTGAAGGTGAGAAGATGCGTATTGATCTTTCCATTCTATTCACCTGGAGACAAATTGCCAAGATGAAGAACTCTGTCAATACTAATCTTTTAATCCTTGATGAGATATTTGATTCATCATTAGACACAGCGGGAACTGATTACTTTCTTTCACTGATGAACAGCTTCGGGGAAAATACTAATATCTTTGTTATTAGTCACAAAGGCGACCAGTTATTTGATAAGTTTAGATCAGTAATTAAGTTTGAGAAACGTAATGACTTTTCAGTGATTGCTACATAGGAGATATTATGGCTTGGTTTTTACACAACAATGTACATGAGCGTTGGGCTTGGACTGATTTATTCACACCAGATGAGTGTTCTCAAATTATCAAAATGGGATTGGAAGATAAGGTTGTCACTGCATATGTTGGTGAAGATAAGAAAGCAAAGAACTCTATAAGAAAGGGGAGTGTTTCCTGGTTGGATGAGAAAGAAGAAAAATATTCTTGGATTTATAGGAAATGCACTGATGGAGTTAATCACTTAAACCATAAATACTTCGGATACGATCTGACTTTTCTTGAAACATTACAGTTTACAATTTACGATAAAGAAAAAGATTTTTACGGCAAACATGTAGACAATATGTACAGAGGACATGGATGTAGAAAACTATCATTTAGCGTCCAATTATCTGACGAAAAAACATATGAAGGTGGAGAACTACATTTGCATTATGAGAATCAGCCAGTTATTGTAAACAAAAAGATAGGGACACTAAATATATTTTCTTCTATGATTTTGCATGAGGTAACGCCAATGACATCGGGCACTAGATATTCCTTAGTTGGCTGGGTGCACGGTCCGAACTTCAAATAATAACCCTGCATTTCGTAGGGGATTCCCAAGACCCTTATCTAGACAGGGTTTGCAAGACTTTACTTTAATTCAAGAATCAGGCATAATTACTCTTATGTTATGGAGAAACAATTATGGAAATTAAAGCATCAGATATTTCTGCACGTTTACTAGCTACTGAGAATCTTTCAGTCGTGCGGGCAAATGCTAAGACAGCATCTTTTGACATCGTTTCTCGTGTCTTAACTATCCCTTTGTGGAAGAATATGACACCTGAGATTGAAGACATGCTCATCGCGCATGAAGTCGGTCATGCTTTGTACACAGGTATGGAGTACATGACACCAATCAAAGAATTCCCCAAATTAAAATCATATATGAATGTTCTCGAGGATGTTCGCATCGAGAAACTCATTAAACGTACATATCCTGGTTTGCGGAAACGTATGAGCGATGGTTACAAACAACTCATTGACCGCGACTTCTTTGGTATCAACCAGATCCAAAATATGGATGAACTGCTTTTGGTTGACAAAATTAATCTCTACTTCAAAGTTGGTTTGACCAGTGGGGTCAAATTCATCCCAGAAGAAAAAGTATTTGTCGATCGCGCAGAAAGAACTGAAACGATTGATGAGGTCGTTCAGCTAGCCAAAGACATCTATGAGTATTCCTTAAAGAAACACAAGGAAGAAAAAGAATCTTTGTCCATCGATGATCTAGAAATAGGTGGAGACGATGACGATGAGTATGTCTTCATGGATGCTGATACTGACTACGAACTCATTGAACGTAATTCTTCTGAGGAAGATGAATCTGATACCAGTCTAAAAAAACAGGGTAACAGATCAGAGTATAGTGAAACTGAGAGTGAGGATGATCTTGAGTCCAAAACAGAATCTGCTATGCAGCGTAAACTGGAAGATCTCGCAGATCAAGAAACACGATACACTTACTGGAAGTTTGACAATTTCTATGTACGCGATGTAGTTGTTGGTTACAAAACAATTCTGGAAGAAACATTGACCGACACTCAGTATCATGAAAATTATGTTTCTGAATACTTAAAGTATGGAAATTTCGACAGTAAGTACTATCATAAAAGAGCGCAAGAGAAACTTGACAACTACAATAAATTTGTAACAGAAACTACACGCACAGTAAATTATTTGATTAAAGAGTTTGAGATGAAAAAATCAGCTCAACTCTACAAACGTGCACGTATAGCCAAGACTGGTGCTTTGAATCTCAATAAACTGTATGCGTACAAACTGCATGAGGATCTTTTCAAGCAGGTTACTATTCTACCGCAAGGAAAAAACCATGGCATGATTATGCTTCTGGATTGGTCTGCCTCGATGCAAAAAGTTTTGCATGATACACTCGAGCAGGTTATTTCTCTTGCTTCTTTCTGCAAACGTATCGGTATTCCGTATCGTGTTCTGGCATTTTCGTCTTCTCACTTTGAGGACAAGTATCGTCGCACTAATCCTGCTAAGATCAATGAGAGTTATAATCGCCTCAAAGAGCATATGGAAGAACTAGCAAAATCTAAGCAGTGTGTTATCAATAGCAATACCAACTTTAGTTTACTAGAGTTCTTTAGCAGCGAGATGACTACGTCTGAATTCAATTCTATGTCACGCAGATTGTTAACTGATACTCTTGTAGGTCAGGAAGGATATGGTTTAAACTCAACTCCGCTAAATGAGGCACTGGTATGGGTCTACCATAACATTGGTGACTACATCAAGAAGAATAACATCGAGAAAACTTCTTTGATTACTCTTACTGATGGTGAGGGTAACACATTGAATGCTGTTCCTGGTATTGATGCTACTTTGAGTGGTCGCTATTGGAACCCTGAAAAACAGTGGTATAGTCCTTCGCGACATCTTATTAAAGATGACGTCACGCAAAAAACCTATAATATAGGTGGCAGCAATACACAACAAACATTGGTGTTACTTAATATGATTAAGGATCGTTACAATATTAGGACAGTAGGATTCCACATTGTTGATAATGATAGGCGTGCTCTGCATTGGGCAGCATCTTCAAATTTACCCATGTATGAGGGTAACATGTCATTAATGGTTGATGACTGGAAAAAGCAGTTTAGGGACAATGGATTTGCTCTTGTTAATAATGCTGGTCGCGATGAGTTGTACATGATCCCAAGTTCATCTACAAAGATTGTAGAAAAAACATTGGAAGTTAGTTCTGATTCGACTGCGCGGTCTATTGCAAAGTCTTTTGGAAACTACATGAGTAACAAAAGAACCAGCAGGATTCTTTTGAATCGGTTTATAAACGTGGTCGCATAAGGGTTTTAAATAACCCTACACCCCGTAGGGTTATTACTTTACTTTAATTCGCAATAATAGTATAATTGTTTTTGTAAATTTGATTATGGAGATTTGTGATGGCAAAAATTGATATGCAGTTCCAAACCCAGTTTGAGAACACAATGAACGAGATGTTCCCCGATATTGCTAATCGTGGGATCGTCGAGAATTCACAGCTGTTGGCTGTGATGAAGAAAATGAATACTAAGACTTCGCCCAAGTGGTTGATGGTTGACCGAGTTGGTCGTGGCTTGTATGCAATCCCTGGTGGCAATCAACCCAAAGTTGTAGGGAACACTGCTTTGAAAACAGATGTCAAAGAATCATTTGTTGTAGACTATTCAAACACGAAAGAATTGATTCCTGTGAAGGATCCAAACTTCGTGCCTTTTGGAAACTATTCAGATCTAGAGAGCATTATCAAAGAGGGTCTTTTCTACCCTGCATATATCTCTGGACCTACGGGCAACGGCAAGTCCACCATGGTGGAGCAGATCTGCGCAAAGCATAAGCGTCCGTTGATCAGGGTCAATCTGAATATGATGACTGACGAAGATCAGTTGATTGGTTCTAAAACTTTGACCAACGGCAACGTGGAAGTTGTTGAAGGACCAGTTCTGATCGCTATGCGTCAGGGTATTACGTTACTGCTAGATGAGATCGATGCTGGCTCGGCAAATACTTTGCTTTGCTTGCAACCGATTCTCGAAGGCAAACCCTATTACTTCAAACTTAAGAATGAGATGATCATTCCTGCTGCTGGTTTTAATGTCATCGCGACTGCAAATACCAAAGGCAAGGGTAGTGACGATGGTCGTTACATCGGTACTAACATTCTCAACGAAGCATTCCTGGAGAGATTTGCTGTTACGTTCGACCAGGAGTATCCTATTGCTAAAGTAGAAGTAAAAATTATCAAGAACTTGATGCAATCTTTCAATTGTCTTGATGAAGAGTTTGCTGATACTCTAGTTAAGTGGGCTGATGCTATCCGTCGCACTTTTGCTGATGGTGGCGTCGACGAAACGATTACGACTCGAAGGATGTTACATATTGTCCGTGCATATGCAATCTTCAAGAATCGTAACAAGGCAGTTGAACTTTGCTGTAATCGTTTCGATGTTGCAACTAAGTCTGCGTTTATTGATCTGTATGACAAAGTTGCAAATCCGCAGCCAGAAGTTGCTCCGTCTGATGTAACTCCTGCGGAACAGCCCGAACAACAAGCTGCCATCTAAGTTTTACTTTAAATCATTATTGTAGTATAATATTATCTTACACTTGAAAAGGAACTTTATTATGTTGAAATTTGCAGATCTATCTATGTCACAAAAGAAGTGCATCGTTGCTCTTATTGAGCATTCCCCTGCACTTAAGAAGAGTGGTCGAATTTCTTTGAAAGAAGTTATTGCAATCACTCAAGAGTTGGCCAAGAAGCGTGCCAAAGGTGGAGTGAAAATTGGTTACCCGAATTGGTTATTCAAATCAAACAAGGTAGAACGTGGCGTTTATGAAATGCCTGTTCCTACTGCGTCAGAGTTGTCTGACTACACAAAGCAGTTGACTTCCAAACCTACTAAGGTAGCAAAAGTCAAAGTGGCGAAAGTCAAGCAGCCTAAAGTTGCTAAGACTGTAGCAAAACCAAAAGTGTCTGACCAAACACGTCTTGAGAAAATCATTGACGAATCAGATGCAGTTGATCAGGATGTTGAGGATTTCAATCAAATCCTTAGAGAGAATGGAATCACAGTTTGATTCCACTTCTGGGTGGGGGTATTGCCATCCCCTCACCCAGTCTTTTTATGATGGCTATACTATGGAGAAATAACTGATGTCTAAACAAGCAAAACTATTGAACTTCCTTCAGAAAGGCAACGAAGTAACAGCGAAGCAGATCGCTGGTTCTTTCGGTTTGAAGAACCCTCATGATGCAGTTTATCAGTTGCGCAATCAAGGTTACTGCGTTTATGGTAACAAAGCAGTACTGCGTGATGGCACTGAGACCATGAAGTATCGTCTGGGCAAACCATCGCGCCAGATGATCTCTGTCGCT